GTGTATCTGTATCAAGACACGGTGGACCAGACTATCGGCCAGCGTGTTTTGTTTGCTGATCGAGATTGTCCGCGGCCATATCGGCTGTATTTGACAAAAGCGCACGAAGACATTAGTAAGCGCGTTTTAGCGGCTGCGAAACAGGTATGGCCAGACATTTTGTGCAAGTGGATCGACAGCACGGACGGCAGCGGCGATCCGTTCGTAGTGTTTTCGGAATCGCAGGTAAGGAAGCTGCCGATTCCCATCGAGGTGCTGAAGTAGCGATGTCAAGTTGCAATCTCACCGAATGTCAAATAGACGACTACATGCGTCGTATTCGCGAAATGTTGTTGACTGTGGCCAACGACATCGATCTGTCGACGCGTCCCGACCGCGCGGAGGATTTTGAGGATTGGCTGATTACGTGCGAATGCAATTTCTGGCAGCTATTGCAAGCTGGCAAAATCGACGAGAAATACACTGAACGGCAAATACAAGCTTTCCTGTGGCGTTGGGCACGGTTGCGAGGCATCGATTGGTTGCGCAAGTCATACACTAAGAAGCGATCATTATCGGTGTCATTCACCGATCTGATTCAGAGTGATGATGACGATCTGGATGCGATCCTGGGAGATCGCGCGGCGTCCAGTGGCGATGCTATCCTGGTGGAGTTGATCCAGGCGCAATCTGACGACGACGAGTGGGAAAAGTGGGTGGTGCAGAGTGCGCCGAAGCGTGCTGATGATATTGGTTGTGTTGGCGTAGAACAGACAGGTGAATACAAGGTGGCACTGATCACGTATAGGCCACGGCGTAAGAAATACACAGTCGAGATACCAGTTGATTTCGAAGTATATCTACGTCGTGATCCAATCACGACGTAGATGCTAATTACCCTCAGGTGCGAATGGTGTTTTGATAGGTGAATACAAGGCATCAAAAACACGAAAATTCGACCGTTTTTGATGCAGGTGGTATAAGTGCGAGCGCTGAAACATACCAGGCTATGTTTAGTGATCTCGATCTGGAAGGCCAAATTGGTTACGTAAAGGGTTTGCGCAACGCCGCTGCCAAAGCACATCGCAACGTTCCGTTGTTGCTTGATGCTGGTCATGAAATGGCGCGTTATCACGCTGCCAAATACGCGAGGTTGTACGCGGCCACGTTGATGTTGTTGGCTGATCATCTCGATCCTATCGCGTATCCGCCAGAGTGCTGGGACGACAAGTTGGACGACATCGATCTGGAACTAGACGAACAGTTTAGGGATGCCTAGTCGCACATCCAGCAAACAGAAGACGGCCAACAAGCGTCAGAAAGCAGCCGAGAAACCGAAAACACAGCAGGTATCGCCCGATTTCAGCGCGCCACAGTGGGAATTCTTTCTCAGTAAGGCTAAGTTCTCAGCATACATAGGCGGCATCGGTAGTGGAAAATCGTTCGTTGGTTGTTGTCGCATCCTAAATATGCCTGCTGGCAGCCGTGGCATGGTGCTGGCACCGTCTTACAAGCTGTTGCAGGACGCCACGATTGCGACGTTCTGGACAGTGCTGGATAAGTTACTGATTCCGCGAGAATACGTTACTGAGTTCAACAGGACTGAATTGCGAATGGTTTTGAACAACGGCACCGAAATCCTGTGGCGATCCGCGGAAAACCCCGATCTTTTGCGTGGGCCGAGTTTGGACTGGGTTTACATCGATGAAGGCGCATACGTCAGCGAGGAAGCGTGGGATATCGCGATTGGTCGTTTGCGTGGCAGTGTTGGACCACATATTGCGTGGATCACCAGCACGCCGAATGGCCGATCCACGTCGTGGATTTGGCGTCTATTTGTCGAATACGGTGAACGAGATCAGCACTATCATCTCGTAAACGCACCAACGTCCACAAACAAACACCTGCCGCCTGACTACATTGAGTCGCTTCGCGCGAAATACTCCGATCTACAGGCAGAACAGGAACTGGAAGGCGGGTTCGTCGATATGGCAGGTGCGCGGCTAAAGCGCGACTGGTTGCGATTTACACCAGATTTTCCCGACGACGGCCGCGTCGTGGTGGGTGTAGACTTGGCATCGTCCACCAGCAAGCGCGCCGACTGGACTGCGATGGTGGCCGTGGCACATGGCAAGCACAGGCAGCACGTGATCGATGCAGATCGGCACAAATTGCCGTTCCAGGAATCGATGGATCAGATCGCACACTTCTGCGTTCGGAATCGCGCGCGGATCGTCTACGTCGAAGCGGTGCAGTATCAGATGTCGGCTGTCCAAACGTTGTCGCAGCTTTTGCGACGGCATGGCATCATCGTCAAGTCAGTCAGACCGACTGGCAACAAGCTGCAGCGATTTTTGCCACTGGAAGCGCAGATTCAACAGGGTTTGATCACGTTTTCACCTTCGCTGCCACGTGAGTATACGGACGAATTACTTGCGTTCACAGGCATCAAGGATGTTCACGATGACCAAGTGGACGCCACAGTATATGCTTGTGGTGTGGGTAGCACTCGTTCTGGTGGCGTTCGGGATATCGATTTGTTGTAATCCGCGAACTGTCTGGTGTTATGCCACTGGAACATCAGGACTACATTGACGCCGCCGTGCGCACGATTTTACTTCGTCGCGACGAGGTGCGCCGTTTCCAGGACGCTTGCGCTGGCAAATACGAGATGACCATCGGGTCGGATCGATTCCGTCGTCACATGCTGCGACAGTATTCGCGCCTGGCCGATAATCTCGCGCCACGTGTTGTTTCCGCTGTCGCTGATCGTCTGACGATCAAGTCCATCGATCCTTACACGCCTAACGAAACCACTGAAAATGAGATTAAGCGCGAAATGCGGCGCATTGATTTTGATGAGTTCTCGAATGACGTTCACTATGCAGCGCTTCGCGATGGTGCTGTATATGTGGTTGGACATAAGGATGAGACAGGATCGATTCATATCGCATTAAACACCGCGGACGTTTTCGAAGTGGCCAGGGATGACTTTGGGCGACTTGTAGCAGGTGTTAAGGTATGGACTGATGATTCGCGTCGTTGGCGCATGACGGTTTACTACAAAGATAGGACCGAACGCTATTACCTGCCGAACGCCGATTCTGTATCGTGGGCAGCCACGATCCTCACAGATAAGCCGATCAACTACGGTCAGTTGCAGCCATTCACTGCTGATGGCGGCGATGCAGCGGTATCCCACGGCTTCAAGAGTTTGCCAGTTGTCCCATTCATAAACCAACCTGATACACGGCGCAGGGGTGTTTCAGAACTGGCCAGCGTGCTGCCACTGCAGTTGGCGCTGAACGCTGCGATGATCAACTTGTTGTCCAGCATGGAAGCCTGGTCGCTGCCTACGCGATACATCACAGGTTTGATGTCAACTTACGACGATAACGGCAACATCAAAGCGCCTGAACTCAAAGCTGGCGGAACGTGGGTGTTTGGCGACACCGAGGTCAATATCGGCCAGTTGCCAGCCGCCGATTTGCGTATGGCCATCGAGTCGATCAACGATCTGCGTCACGAGATCGCGCGCGTTAGCGGCATTCCGATTCACATGCTGCAGTTAACGACTGCTTACCCATCGGGTGATGCGTTGAAAGTGGCAGAAAGCAGTTTGATCGGCAAGATTCGAGACAGGCAAATACGCTTTGGCAACGCCTGGGAGAATGTGTTCTCACAGCTTTTGATCCCGAACCTGGCCGACGATCTGCTGAACTGTCGGTGGGAAAGCGCCGAGATAGTCAGCCAGTTGGATTCCTGGCAGGCCGCCGTTCTGCAGCGAAATGCTGGTGTCAGCCTGCGCGCGATCCTACAAGAACGTGGATACACCGATCCTGAAATCGACAAAATCCTGGAGGATCGACGCGATGAGGACCAGGCGAACCAGGAACTGACTGCACGCCTGTTCAACGGCGGAAACGTGCCGATGCCCTAACGCGCCATGCAATCCATCACCGATCTGCAACGAGAATTATTCCGCGACGTGACTGATCGTGAGGCAGTCGCGATGACTCGCGTGCTGAATGCCTATCGCGCCGCGCTGTTCGCCGCCCAGGAACGCTGGGAAGTCGTCGCGAGGGAACTGGAACGCAGAATCGCGTCTGGCAACACGGCAATCGTCGCGTTACAGTTGGAACAGTTGCGCCTGCAGCAGTTTGTGGCCGAATTGCAGGAAATCCTGACTACATCAGCGCGAATCGGCACAGAGGAAACTGTGTTGTTGCGCCAGCGCCTGGCCGAGTTCGGCGAAAACCACGCGGCGCTGTTGCTGGAAAACGGCGCTTTGGCCGCGAATGTCGATGTCCAGTTGAACCGTGTGTCGTTGCCTGCGCTGCAGGCGTTGGTAGCCACACTCGATCAGCGATCACCAGTCACGCAGCTATTCAACTCGTTGGCCGTGGACGGTGCGCAGCGGATCGGCGATCTGCTGCAGCAGGGCATCATTCTGGGTGAGAATCCACGCGACATCGGCCAGCGTATTGCCGACGCTGTCGATCTGGACGCACAGCGTGCGCTGACGATTGCCAGGACTGAATCCCTTCGCGCTTATCGTGCGGCCAGCACGGCCAACTATCAAGCCAACGCGCAATACCTATCGGGATGGCGCTGGTTATCGGCGCTGGATCAGCGCACCTGTGCCAGTTGCTGGGCTATGCACGGCACCATCCATCCATTGGATGAACCGTTTGGAAGCCACGTTTCGTGTAGGTGCAGTCCTGGTCCTGTAGTGATCGGCGATGATCGACAAGTCAAAACAGGCGAACAAAAATTCGCAAACTTATCATCTGATCAGCAACGAGAGATTCTAGGCAAGAAAGGACTTCGTATTTACGAATCAGGCACGCCGCTTTCAGCATGGGTGCATACCACCAACGATCCACGATGGGGATTGCATCGCCGCGCAAAAACGCCGACTGCATAATCGCGAACTGTATCACGCCAGCCAGGTGCTGGCCAGGACAGACATGAGTGACGTTAACAACAACGTTCAGCCAGGTGCTGAACAGAACATCGACGACAACAACACCGATCAGAACCCCGATTCTAATGCGGATCAGAATTCCGACGCGGCCACGCTGCGGTCGGAAATCGAAAAACTTCGCCGAGAGGCTGCGTCATATCGCACAAAACTGCGCGACACCGAAAAAGCGCTGCAGGCTAATCAGCCCACGCTGGAATCTGCAAATCAGCGAATCGCTGACTTGGAATC